TGTAAAATGTCATTTTAAAAGTATTATATAATTATATGTTTATTTAGTAACTATTTATCATTGTGTATGCATTCATACATAAACGTTGAGAGATAATCAAATAAAAATATATTTCTATGTACTTGGGGTAACTATACCCTTTTCAAAAGTGTTAATAAAATATTATAAGTAGTTAATAAACTTTAACTTATTTATATTACTTTGTTGCAAACACAATACTATGTTAGAGAAGATATTTCAATCTCACAATAAGTGGATAAACACCACACTTAAATTTGGGTGTAATAGAGAAGAAGCAGAGGACATTGTATCACATATGTACCTTGTTATCGGAAAGATGCTTAAAAAGGGTTTAAATATAGCCTACGGAGATGAAGTCAACTATTATTATATCTATTTAACTTTACGTTCTACCTTTTTACAAATGAAGAATAAGCAGAAGAAACAAAACAAAATATCTTTAGATTTAGTTTTAGATTTAGAATCTGGAGAATATATTGATTTCTATGATGCAAATGATATTGTTGAACAAGAACTACAAAAGTTACATTGGTACGATAAAAAAGTATATAACTTAATACAAGATGAATATAGTATAACTGAACTATCAAAGAAAACAAATATTACATACCATTCTTTATATAACACATATAGAAAAGTAAAAGATAGATTAAAAGAAAAATTAGAAGAATGAAACTAGGAAACCTTATTGAAAGAATTACATACTATACTGGTATCAAATGGATAGTTAAAAAGATATGGGGAGATGATTGTGGGTGTGATGAAAGACAAGAAAAACTAAATGATATTGAACTATGGTAGAAGATAAAATTATTTGGCAAGGTGTAAAACAAAGAACAACATCAACAATGTCAAATGAAGATTTTAAGATAATGTGTAAACTACATTCAAAGTATTTTAATCATAAATATAGTGAGCCTTGTACTTGTAATAAAAAGATGTTAAGGAGCTGGATTCAACAACTTGATGAAAAGTTAATTTAATTAATTTAAAGCCTAGCAGTAAAATGTTAGGTTTTTTTTATTATATAAATATATCATTAATGATTTTATTTGATTATATTTAAATATGGAAAATAAAAGAAAAAGAGGTGGCTCTCGTATTGGGGCTGGTAGGAAAAAGGGAAGTGGTTTATCAAGTGCAATTAAAAAGCACGTTGACAACTTTATGTTGGAACTAATTAAAGACGAAAAAATAAAGAGCCAATTAGATAGCGATATTTTTGAATTAAGTAACAATAATGGTTGGATATATATTATAAAAGATACTGAAGCAAATACAATAAAAATAGGTGTAACGCAACAGAAAAATCCTAATAAAAGGTTATCACATTACAGTGTTCATAAAATTAAATTTGATTTATTGTTTATTGATAAAATCAACGAATGTTATGATGTAGAGAATTATATACATAATTTTTTAAGTGAAAAAAGAGTTAAGGGAGATTGGTTTAATTTAAGTAATGAGGATGTGTATAATGTTATAAGTTTAATAAATAAAAAAAAATATAGTTTAATTTATGGATGGAAGAAAAAATAACGGAGGTAATAAAAATGCTGGTCGTAAAAGTAAATCAGAAGAAGTGCAAATGATTGAACGATTATCTCCACTAGAACCAAAAGCATTTAAAGCACTTGAGAAAGGAGTTGAAGAAGGTAATTTTAAATACGTTCAAATGTTTTATAATTATTATGCTGGTAAACCAAAAGAAACAAAAGATATATCAATAACATCAGAACAACCTTTATTTGATTTAGATTAGTGTTTCAAGTTACAACTGCAATAAAGAAACTTTATAAGTTAAAGAAAAGAAAGAAAGTAATTCAAGGTGGTACATCAGCTGGTAAAACATTTGGTATACTGCCTATACTTATTGATAGGTGTATAAGAACACCAAACACAGAAACAAGTGTAGTATCTGAATCTATCCCACACTTACGTAGAGGTGCTATGAAGGACTTTCTAAAGATTATGATAGCAACCAATAGGTTTAGGGATAGTCAATGGAATAGGTCTGCTTTAAAGTACACATTTACAAATGGCAGTTACATAGAATTTTTTAGTGTTGAACAACCAGATAAATTAAGAGGAGCAAGAAGAAACGTATTGTATGTAAACGAAGCAAACAATGTACCCTTTGAAGCATACACACAATTAAGTATTAGAACAAGTGGCGATATATGGATTGACTTTAATCCAACTGCTAATTTTTGGGCACATAAAGAAGTTGTAGGCAACGATGATGCAGACTTTATTACACTAACATACAAAGACAATGAAGCATTACCAGAAACGATTGTAAACGATATAGAAGCTGCAAGAGATAAAGCAAAGACAAGTACTTATTGGAGCAACTGGTGGAAAGTATATGGTCTTGGTCAAATAGGAAGTTTAGATGGTGTATGTATTCCAGATTGGAAAGAGATTAAACAACTACCAACAGAAGCAAGGTTATTATGTGGAGGTATGGATTTCGGTTACCAAAATGACCCAAGTACTTATATTAGATTATACAAATATAATGATGCCTATATTTTTGACGAGTTAATATACCAAAAGAAATTACTAAATATAGATATTTCAAACATACTTAATCAACTTGAAATAGATGAAATAATATATGCAGATTCAGCAGAGCCAAAATCAATTGCAGAATTAAGAACGTATAGACATAAAATATTACCTTGTACAAAAGGTAAAGATTCAATTGTATATGGTATCAACTTAATAAACCAAAACAAAATATTTGTTACAAGTAGAAGTAAAAACCTCATCAAAGAATTGCAATCATATACTTGGATGAAAGACAGAGAGGGTAACACTATTAACAAACCAATTGATGCTTTTAACCATTGTATTGATGCAGCACGTTATGCCATTACATCACAGTTAAGTAGTCCAAACAAAGGTAAATACAATATAAGATAATGAGTAATGAGGAAATGATTTCTACTATTCAATGCTTTATACACCACAAAACAAATAAGCAAATAAGAATATTGAAACCAAAAACACCAAGCCAGTTTTTATTACTTACAAGTCTATATGAAAAATGTATAGGCTTTTTTATAAAACATTAAGATAATAGTATTATATATATATGAAGATTGAAATAAACGTACCAACATCATTAAGTGAAGTTACATTAGGACAATATCAAAAGTTCTTAAAGATAGCAGAAGATAATCCAGAAGGTAATTTCTTAAATGCTAAAATGATAGAAATATTTTGTGGAATACCTTTAAGTGATAGCTACAAATTAAAGATGAGTAGTGTTATTGCTATTATAGATATACTTAATGAATTGTTAAGTCAAACACCAAAAAGAGTAGAACAGTTTACAATGAATGGTGTTCAGTATGGATTTATACCAGACTTAGACGAAATGAGTTTAGGAGAATATGTAGATTTAGATGGTAGTGCAAGTGATTGGAATAATATGCACATTGCAATGAATGTATTATACAGAAAAATAAAAATAAAGAAATCTGGTAAATATAATATAGTTGATTACAATGTAGAGAATCCAGAGAAGATGAAAGATATGCCTTTAGATGCAGCAATTGGTTCTTTGTTTTTTTTTTACAATTTAGGAATGGAACTGTCGAAGCATACGATACTTTATTCCAACAATCTGGAGGAGATGGAGGTTTATCAAGAGCAGCTAATTTCTCAAACAAATGGGGATGGTATCAGTCAATTTATGGTCTCGCTAACGGAGATATTACAAAATTTGAAGATATCACTAAATTAAATATTCATCAATGCTTTACAATGTTATCATTTATGAAAGAGAAAGCAGAGCTGGAAGCAAAACAAATAAAAAGTAAATTCTAATGAAGGGTTTTTATCAAGTAACGGAAACAATAAAGAATCAATTATTATCAGATGTAAACGTTAATAATGTAACAACTGGAGATATAACAAAGATTGATTTAAGTAAACAAACAATGTTTCCTTTATCACACATAATAGTAAATAATGTAAATAACGAAGATAATGTATTACGTTTCAGTTTATCTGTTTTGTCTATGGATATTGTTGATGTTTCGAAAGAAGCAACAGTAGATATTTTTAGAGGTAATGATAATGAGCAAGACATATTAAATACTCAATTAGCAGTACTTAATAAATTAGCACAAGTATTAAGAGGAGGTACATTACACCAAGATTTATATCAGTTAGATGGCACACCAAATTTAGAACCTTTCTATGATAGGTTTGAAAATGAATTAGCTGGATGGGCAATGACATTTGATGTTCTTGTAAATAACGATATCAATATATGTTAAAGAATGTACAACAAGAGCTGAATAGATTTGCAAAGTATGTTATAACACAATCAAAGGCAAACTTAACAAGAGGTAAAAAGAATAGCTCTAAAACACTTTATAACAGTTTAGACTACGATATAAATGTAAGTCCAAATAGTTTTTCTTTAAGTTTCTTAATGGAAGATTATGGTGTATTCCAAGACAAGGGTGTAAGTGGTATAAAAAAGAAATATAACACACCTTATAGCTATACAAATAAAATGCCACCTCCAAGTAAAATGGATAAGTGGATAGTAAGAAAAGGTTTAAAAGGTGTAAGAGGTAAAGATGGTAAATTCATATCAAGAAAGTCTTTACAATTTATGATAGCAAGAAGTATTTATAACAATGGTATTAAACCAAGTTTGTTTTTTACAAAGCCATTTAAAAAAGCATTTACTAATTTAGACAAAGACATAATAAAAGCATATCAATTAGATGTTGAAGAACTACTAAAATTTACAACAAATGGCAATAATTAATACAAGAAGTCCTTACTTTGTAAGAACTGCAATAGCGAATATAGCTTATGCTACTTTAGATATTGAAATATATACTGGAGATAGAGATACTGCTTATACTGGCACACCTCAATATTCTTTAAGAAAACAAATATTACCAAATGCTACTGGAATAAATTTTGAAATATCTGAACTCATTAGAGATTATTTAGATGTACCTTTTTTTGGTTTTTATTTTGCTGCTGATGAATATTACACTTGTAAGTGGGTGCGGATTATAAAGACATCTTTTGATTCAAACGGAGGTCAATTACAACAAGCAACATCAATTGATTTAGCATTAGATGGTTATTCTTATTTTGAAGAAGGTAGTTACTATTCTTATACTGGAAAGAATCTTTTAATGACAAACAGAGAAGTGTTTGCATTAGATGATAATGTTTACAGAATACCAGTTTATATTGGAACAGATATCAGTATTGCTTTTTTAAGAGATGGAGAAGTTGTTGGTAGTTATGTTAATACAGATAATTCTTTAAATACCACAGACCAAGTAGCACATATTAGTATAAACGGAAAGAGCGAACGAGATTCGTTTAAGTCAAGAGTAGCTAGTAATTATCTTGGTGTATTTGAAGATAATAAATGTATATCACAATATTTAGATACTTTAAGTATTGGTAAAGTAGATGCTATACATATTGGAAATACTGATGGCACACTTGATATTATAAAAGTAAAAACTATTGAGGAATGTAAATA